GCCGACAAGGGGTCCACGAACTTCGCCGCAAAGCCTGGGAAGCGCCGCGAGCCGACGAGCGCCGACCGATTCTTCTACTGCGCCAAGGCATCGAAGAAGGACAGGAATCAAGGAGTAGAAAGGCTTCTGACATGGGCGGAACAAGACCGAGAACTGACCCACTTGCTCGAACAGGCATCAAGCCTACTCGAAAAGGACATATCCGAGTCTATGATGCTGAGTCTGGTAGAGCAAGGATGCAACACGTTCTCGTTTGGGAGCGAGAGCGAGGGCCTGTCCCAGACGGAATGCAGATTCATCACATCAACGGTAATCCCGCTGATAACCGTATCGAGAACCTTCAGCTCGTCACACCGCTCGAACACAAGCGGATACATTCTGGATGCTATAAGGACGAGCGAGGAGTCTGGTATAAGCCTTACCCGACTTGCGGAAAGACTAAACCTCTTGAAACAGGGTTCTACAAGCGGAGAGACGGATACTGCTATCAATGCAGGGATTGCACTATTAGACGTTCTATCGCAGATAAGAAAGCGCGCAAGAGTAGGCAATCCACATCCCACAATTAAGCCCACGGCGCTCATGGAATGGCTCGTGAAGCTCGTCACCCGCGAGGGGCAGACGGTGCTGGACCCGTTCATGGGCAGCGGCTCCACGGGCGTTGCCTGCGCGAACCTTGGCCGCGGGTTCGTGGGCATCGAGCGCGAGTGGGAGTACATGCAAATAGCGGGGCCAAGGGTCCAGAGCAGGGAGCGGGAAACGGGAATGGACGAGGTCGGGTAACATGGGCGAACGCGTGTGCCTCATAGATGTGGACAGCAAGATACCGAACCTCGCGCTTATGCGCGCATCCACCTACCACAAGGAGCGCGGTGATTCGGTCAAGCTCGGCTACGATCCGCTGCTCGACAACCCGACGCTGTGCTATGCGTCGAAGATATTCGATTTCACGCCAGAACCCGAGTACATGCCAGACTGCGAGACGCTTAAAGGTGGGCCAGGCTACGACCTGCACGCGAGGATGCCGTTCGAGGATTACGACCGCATCATGCCAGACTACTCGCTGTACCCGAAGTTCGACTACGCCATAGGCCGCTTCACGAGGGGATGCCCGAACAGATGCCCGTGGTGCGTTGTGCCAGAAATGGACGGAAACACCGTGCGCCACGTGGCCGACCTCAAGGACTTCTGGGACGGTCAGAAGGTCGTGCGCCTGTTTGATGACAACATCATGGCGGACGCCGACGAGTTCTGCCGAGATTGCGAGCAGTTGGCTCGGGGGGGGGTGAAGGTCATATGGGAAGCCCTCGATGCCAGACTCGTCAACGACCAGACGGCAGCGGCGCTCGCGACCGTGAAGCAGGCCAAGAGCATCCACTTCGCGTGGGACGGGCATTCGCAGGACGATGCCGTGCCGAAGTGCATCGAGACGCTAAAGCGCCATGGTCTCAAGCCGTGGCGGCTGATGTTCTACGTGCTCGTCGGGTTCAACACGTCGAAAGACTACGACCTGTACCGAATCTACACGCTGAGGGACATGGGAGCGAACCCGTTCGTGATGCCGTTCGACAAGTCCGACAGGTACCAGAAAGACCTCGCCCGGTGGTGCAACAACAAGTTCGTCTTCAAGAAAGTCCCCCGGTTCGAGGATTACGTCGTGCAGTAGCCGTCCTTCGGGGCGGCTTTTTTCATATCCGCAGTTCGAAAACCACTTTTCCTTTACACTCTGGCGAACGTGCGTTCCCCGTTCGCGGTAAGCATAGGTTGAAAGACCATGCAGAACCGAAGACGGGGGCGCTTTGGGTTTCATTGACACGATAAAGGGCTGGCTCGCGCCGAAGCGCACGGAGCGCGGGTTCTCCACGTTCACGGAGTACACGCCATCATATACGACCTGGAACGGCTCGCTCTACGAGCAAGAGCTGATGCGCGCCTGCGTCCACTCGTTCGCCAACGCATGCTCGAAGCTGGAACCGCACTACGACGGCCCCATCCAGCAGGTCGAGCAGCTTTTCCGCACGTGGCCCAACGAGCACATGACGTGGAGCCGCTTCCTGTACAGGCTCGCGACCATCTACGAGGTGGATTGCACGGCGTTCATCATCCGCCTGCACGACGCGCAGGGCCGCACCACGGGGCTGTGGCCGCTCAAGTGCGCGAGCGCCGAGGCCATGGACGTGGCGGGCGAGCTGTGGCTCAAGTTCCAGATGCCCGTGGGCGACCCGCTCGCATACCCGGCGCGCGACGTGTGCGTGCTCTCGAAGTACCAGTACGTGAGCGACCTGTTCGGAACGCCGAACAAGCTCGCGGACACGCTCTCCCTGCTCAACGCGCAGGCCGACGCCGAGCGCACGGCAATCGCCATCGGCTCGAAGATCATGTTCATCGGGCGCATGGTGGGCCAGGTGGACGAGGAGGACATGGAGGCGAAGAAGAAACGCTTCGCCGAGCAGAACCTAGGCCCCTCGAACTCCACGGGCATGCTCACCTACGACCAGACGTGGGATAGCGTGACCCCCGTGGCGCACAACGCATACACCATCGACTCGGTGGAGATGCAGCGCATCGACGACCACGTATTCAACTACTTCGGCACGAACAAGCGTATCCTGCAGAACGACTGCACCGAGGAAATCTGGGACAGCTACTACGAGGGCAAGGTTGAGACCTGGGCAATCCAGCTGTCCGAGGGCCTGAACAAGATGATGTTCTCGACCCGCGCCATGCTCACCAACTCCATCAGCTTCACCGCGAACCGCATGCAGTTCATGAGCGCCGCATCCAAGCGAAACATGGTGCGCGACATGACCGACAGGCGGCTCATGACTATCAACGAGGGCCGCATGATACTCGGCCTGCCGCCCGTCCCCGGCGGCGACGTGTTCGTGAACCGAGGCGAGTACATGGTGCTCGATATGCAGGGCAACGTCATCTACACGAGCGGCGGCAACCTCGCCACCGCGCTGCCGCCATCCGACATAGAGGACGCCAAGGACTTCGACCTGGGCGGCGACGACGACATCTACAACGACGTGGACGGCAAATACGAGAACGATGTGGACGAAGGCTAGGAAGGAAACCGACATGCCAGCAAAACCACAGGAACGCAACTACCGCATGATGGCGCAGCCGCTCGCCGCGCCCGTGGAGTACGCAGACGATGCCGTTTACTCCAATCGCTTCAACAGCGAGAAGTTCGTGGAGGGCTACGCCACCACCTTCGAAGACCCGTACGTGCTCTGGGAGGAGCCTGACTGGATGGACTCCCGCGGCGAGGTGCAGAAGGGCTGGAAGTACGTCGAGGTCATGCACGAGGGGTGCATGGAGGGCGCCGACATGTCCGACGTGGTGTTCCTCTGCGACCACGAGGGCACCGTGTACGCCCGGAACCACAGCGGCACGCTCCACATCGAGCCGCAGCTGCACGGGCTGTACGTCGCAGCCGACCTGTCCCGCACGTTCGACGCGGGGCGCATGTACGAGCACATCCAGGCGGGTGACTACTACCAGATGAGCTGGGCGTTCACCGTCGCCGAGGAGGACGTGGAGGAAGACGAGGCTAACCGCACCGTCACGTTCCACGTTCGCCGCATCAAGAAGGTATTCGACGTGAGCGCGGTCAGCAGGCCAGCCGACCCGAACACGGAGATAAGCGCGAGGCGCGCCATCGACGGAGCGATCGAGGAGCGCAGGCTGCGGGAGGCGCAGCAAGCCGAGCGGGTGGAACGCATGCGCAGGGAGCTTGCGCTGCGGGCCAAGGCAATGAAGTTCAACTAGAGGAAGGGGAACCCACATGGAGTTCACCGCAATGGACGCGCTGGCTTATCGCTCCCTCGGAGCCGACGAGTACGCGCAGCGCCGCTCCGAGGTCATCGGGCTTGCCAAGGAGCTGCCCGCCGACGTGACCGCCGAGCAGGCCGAGGCAATCGACGCGGAGCTCGGCACTATCGAGGCCGAGGACGAGCGCCGCGCCAAGCTCGCGGAAATCGAGCAGCGCAACATGGGCAAGGTCGTCGCGGGCGCAGCGAAGCCCGTCGAGGCCGCAGAAATCAAGGAGGATACCGCTATGGAGCGTGCAGCTTCCCTGGGCGAGCATTTCGTCCAGTTCCGCAAGGAGCACAAGTCTGCGGACAACCGCTACATCGCCACGCCGTACGCCATGGAACGCGCGGCAGGCGACCCGACCACCACGAGCGGGGTCGTGGCAACCCAGTACGATAAGGAGGTCGTGCGCAAGCCCGAGACTCCGCTGACTGTGCTCGACCTGTTCCCGCGCAAGACCATCTCCGAGCCGGTCTACAACTGGACCGTCTATAAGCAGAAGACGGGCTCTGCGGGCGTGACCGCCGAGGGCGCAACGAAGAACAAGCTCACCTTCGAGTACGAGCAGAAGTCCGCGACCCTCAAGAAGCTCACGGGCCTCATCAAGATGACCGAGGAGCTGTTCGAGGACGCCCCGTACGTCGTGGACGCCATCAACGGCGACCTCGTCGACGAGCTGAACGCGTCCCGCCAGACCACCGCAGTGGCCGACCTGCTCGGCACTAGCGGCATCGCCACCGCGAGCGTCACCACAACCGCCGGCAAGGAGGCCATCAACATCCTCGACGGCATCATCGACGCCGCAGCCGACGTTGAAGACGCCACGGGCATCGCCCCGAACGCCGTCGTCGTGACCCCCGCCATCTGGAAGACCATCCGCAAGGCGAAGAACACGCTGGACGAGTACATGGCGGGCAACCCGTTCGCCGAGTCGCGCTACAGCCGCCTGTTCGAGATGCAGTTCGCCAAGTCCACCGACCTCACCGCCAACCACATCCTGGTGGGCGCATTCGTCAACCGCGCGGTTGAGCTGGTGTCCAAGGCCGATGGCGTGCGCGTGGACTCCACGAACTCCAACGACACCGACTTCGAGAAGAACCTGGTCAGCGTCCGCGCCGAGGCCCGCGAGGTCGTGGCGTGCAAGCGCCCCGCCTGCTTCTGCGACATCACCGTGTCCTAGCAGGAGGCGAGCGAGATGCTGCGAATCTACAAGATGCCCGACGGGCGCACCTACCGCTACGAGGAGGGCGACCAGCCCGACAACGCCGTGCTGGTAGAGCAGGCCGCTGAGAGCCCCCAGACACCCGAGAAGCGGGCGTCGAAGGTCGCGGCACGCAAGCGCACCGCCAAGAAGGCCCAGGAGGACTAGCACATGGCCCTGCTCGACGACGTGAGGATCGCGCTGCGCGTGACCACCAGCCTGACCGATGGCGAGATTTCGACCTACATCGGCACGGCGCTCTTCGACATGCAGAACAAGGGCGTGAAGCCCGAGTTCCTTGCCGATGATGCCGACGCCGAGGGCGCGGATTACATGCCAATCGTGAAGACGGCGGTCATCAACTATTGCAAGGCGCAGTACGGGCGCGACGTGGAGGCGAGCGAGCGCAACGCCTGCCTGTCCTCCTACAGGTCCATCATCGCGAGCCTGCTCAACGGCAAGCAGAACGTCCACTACCAGGGGGACGGCGAATGAGCGGGTGGAGCGACACCATCACGCTGCGCGACGTGACGAGCGCGCTCACGGTGGATGAGTACGGCATCGAGCGCGAGGGCGAGCCCGTGGAGGTCGAGGTGTTCTGCAACCCGTGGTACACGGGCCTGGACACCTGGGCCACCGCCGCCCAACTGGGGCCCAAGATAGCGGCCCGCGTGGAGGTCAAGACCCTCGAGTTTGAGGAGAGGCCCTACACGCAGGCCGTCTACCACGGCACCGAGCTGGACATAGACCAGACGAGCCGCCAGGGGTGGGAGTCCACCATCCTGACGCTCTCCGAGCACGCGAGGAACGACTAGCATGGCAGACCGTTTCATGGCAGATTTGCAGGCCATCCTGGACAACGTCCAGGAGGTCGCCGACGACGCCCTCGAGGCGGGCGTCAAGGCGGGCTGCGAGCTGAGCCGCGACGAGTGGAAGGCGGGCGCGCCCGCGCAGACGGGCGGCTACGCCAAGTCCATCCGCTTCCGCGTCGAGGGCAAGGGACGCGAAGTACAGGGCCACGTGTACTCCACCAAGCCCGGCCTGCCGCACCTGCTCGAGAAGGGCCACGCCAAGGTGGGCGGCGGCAAGACGCGCGCCATCGTGCACATCGCGCCCGCCGCCGACGACGGCTTCGAGCTGGCCGGGCAGGTCATCCTGGCGACGCTGGGGGCGGGGCTATGAGCGCGATGGCCGAGACGTACGCCGTCCTCACCGCGCTGGGCATCCCCGGGCGCTACGAGGCATACCCCGTGGGCAAGGCCCCGAGCCCGCCGTTCTTCGTCTACGCGGTGGACGACAACGGCGAGTTCTACACCGACGACCGCACTTTCGCGAGGTTCCCGAAGATGCACGTCGAGCTGTTCGAGAAGTCGGCCGACCCCGCGCTGGAAACGCGCGTGAGGGATGCGCTCGAGAGCGCGTTCGGCCCCGTCGAGCAGGTCGGCTCGTGGAGCCAGAGCGAGATGTGCCACATAGAACAGTACGACTTCACCTACACGAAGGAGGAACAACAATGAGCGATTCCAAGGGAGTGCGCTTCGGCATCTCCAAGGCGCATTACGCGCTGTACACCGAGGGAACGGGTAGTGCCGCCGGCACTTACGCAACACCCGTGCCCATGCAGGGCGCGACCCAGCTCACGCTGACCCCGCAAGGCGAGACGTGGACGTTCTACGCCGACAACATCGCCTACGAGACGGGCAGCTCCAACACGGGCTACGAGGTCTCCGTCACCATCGCCGTGTTCGGCGACCAGGCGAAAATCGACCTGCTCGGCTACAAGACCGACTCCAACGGCGTGGTCTACGAGCCCGCCGACGCAGAGCCCGCATCCGCCGCGTTCCTGTGGGAGTTCGACGGCTCCAAGGTCAAGAAGCGCGGCCTGCTGTACGACGTGAAGTTCAACCGCCCGACGATGACGGCCAACACCAAGACCGACTCGGTCGAGCCCGACACCGACGAGATCACGGGCGTCGCCATCGGCCGCGACCTGACCATCGACAACGCCACCGTGAACGTCATCAAGGCGAGCGTCACCAACGAGGCGGCCACCAAGACGCAGTTCGACGCCTGGTTCAACGCCGTCTACATCGTCGGCGCATAAGGAGAGACATGATCATCCATTTCAAGCACGTGGATGAGAACGCAGACGGCGAGCAGTCCCGTGACAAGGGGCCGCTCGCCTTCGGCGAATCCACGGACGAGTGGACGGCCACGTGCGGCCTGCA